CGAACTTCGTCGCGATAGGTTTCGGAAACGAAAGGCACGGGACTATCAGCAGCCCATCCGATCGTGCGACCGAATCCACCACCGGAGAAATCTCCGCCGGATGTATTAGCGAGTGCCATGTATGTGTTGCTCCAGATAAACCCGCCGGAATACACTTGGCCTTTTTTGGCTGTGTTTTTAGGTGCGCGGCCAACGAGAACGCGATCGACTCCGACAGCGGCGGCAACTTCGCCTTCGCTCAAGAGACGGCTTTGATCCGAAGGAACGACGCCGAAGAACTGGTTCTGCACTTTGGCCGAGCGGCGGATGCGCTCGAATACAGGCATGGACATGATCAAGGTGTTCGCGAGCACGCCGTATTTGGCGAGTTCGAGCTTGGCTTGAGCAACGTCGCCGGGAACGTCGAAGCTGGTGATGTTCGCGTCGGTGTATGCTGCGCTGGCGCTGATCGCTGTCAAACCGTTAGCGGCGAATGCTGCGGAAGCAACACGGGCCTCGTGGCTGACTTGGATCTGGCGAAGGAGCATCGCGGCGATATTCACCTCGGTGTCGAAGAATCTGTCGAGATCGCGGCGGTTGGAGTCAGGAAGAACCTCTTCGAGACCGTACTCGATCGCGTCGAACGAGTCGCTTGTGAAACGGCGGCTTGTGCGGGGATATCCAGCGCCAGCGGCGATCTTTAAGGCGTCGTCGTTAAGGGCTTCGGAGTCGCCGAGGTTCAATTTCAGATATGCGCCTGAGCGAACGTCTGAGCTGAACACGGGCATGACTTCTGTGCCGATGAACAAATTGTTTTTGTTGGAAAGACCTTCAAAAACGGCCTGCGCAATATCAGCGCGGATGGTTGTGTATGAGAGTGCCATATTGGGTAGTTAAATTATTGGTTGAATTTAGGAACGTATTCCACAACGTCACCAGCAACGCCGCTGTTGATCGCAACTCCAAGAGTCACAGTCGAAGCGTTGGCGTATGTGCCGAGGATGAGACCGCTGGTAACTGCATAAACAGTGTTGCCTGCTGTCACGATCGCGGACACGATGCCGAATTGTGAAGGGAAGAAAAGTTTGACAGCGCCTTGTTGACCAGCGGCTACGTCGTTCTGGACGACACCGATGGCATTAGCGCCGGTTGATGCTGCTTGAGCAGCGTTATCGCCCGAAATATTAACGAGCGTATTCGCGGTGATGGCAGAAGCGAAGGCGAAGCTCCGAATCCCCATGTCATTTTGTGTTGCCATAAATTAGGTAGGATTAAAAATTGAGTTGGTTGTTATCGCGGGCTTCAATATAGGCTTCGCGGTGGTTGCGCATTGCGAAGCGGATCGCTTCGGTGCGGCTGCCGAGTTCCTCGGTCTTCTGGGTGATGATTGCTTTGAGATCAAATTTCTCTTCGGATTTCTCTTCAGCTACTACAGATGCTTTGACTGGAGCGGCCCCGAAGTTCGAAATGATCGTGTCGAGCTTTGCTTCGAGCTTGGAAATTGCACTGAGTTCAGCGGCCATTTCTTCTTTGGCTGGCTCTGCGGCTGGCTCTTCGGTTGGAATCATTGCTTCCATTTTTGTTTTGATCATTCCGAAAGCCTCTTCAAGTGCACTCATGCGCTTGGAAAGATCAACGATTGTTACTTCGGATTCTCCCGAATCTTCGGGCATTTCTGGTGTTGCGGTATCTTCGGGCATTTGTTGGAAAAATTTGTCAACTTGCTTGGCGGTAAAACTGAAAAGCCCGGTTGCATTTGCGGCTGGCGTTTGCACGAGATCGGCGCTGTAAAGTTCCGTGCAGGATGCGAAGTCCATCCCATTCACTTCGCGAATCGGGCCGCTGAAAGCGATGCTGATCCCGAACGTGTCGGGAAGTTTGCTTGAAATCTCTAGGACGTAATCACGCATCGGCGATGTTTCGAGAAGGTTGAGATCACCAAGAAGCTGTGATCCAACGATGCGGAAATTGTTTACGAAGCCGACGATGTCTCTAATGCCTGCACCGTGATCGAGGTTGACCTTGACGCCGCCTTTGTATGACTCCGCGCACGCCTTGACTTCCATCAAAGTCTGCTCGTCAACATAAAGCCCGTGGCCTTTTGCTTCGCCGATTGAAATTATTGAAACGCCTTCGATGACATCCATGCGAAGGCGCGGATGTCAAATGCTGTCCATCAATTCCATCGCGGCTTGTGCCATCAAATAAACTTCGAGTTCGTTTTCTTCTTCGCATCCGACAACGTCGAATGTGGACGATATCGAGATGCCTGCGCGGCCTGCGCCGGCATGGTTTCGGTTACCATTGGCCATTGTGCTTGCGCTGATCGAAAGCACAGCGTCGGACGTTCGAGAATTAAATGCGCTCCCTGTTACATTTATCCGCGATCCTGCGTTTATATCGACGCTCCCGACAGAATATCGGAGTCTATTGCCGAGAGCGTAAAGCGTAACCCTTCGCTCGTCACGCCGTCCTCCACCTCCAGGAAGATCGGTTGGAGCAATAGGCGGCGCGACTGGCATATAAATCAAGCCCTGCACGCCGATTGAGAGCGGCGTAGGGCTTGGCATTAAGCCCTGCGTGGCGATGAGCAGGGAAGCGATCATTCGTTAGACTCGCGTGACTATCGTGCTTGTGGTTCCGTCGCCGGTGATCGCTTGCGTGATCGCTCCCGCTGAGCGCAGCGTTGGCGTGACAGTGAGAGCGTTTGCGATATCGAGGCCGTGTATTTTGTGAATCTCTCCGATCTCGGTTAGTTGCGGCGCGAGTTCTGTTCTGACATTTGCAGCAGTCAATGTTGAACGACTAGAAATTGTCGCGTCAATGCGTCCGAGTTCGGTTGCTAGATTTGTTCTTACGGCGGCAGCATTTGTTATTGCGGTCGGTATCGCCGCAAGCTGAGTATCCAAATTTGCGCTTGCCATTCCTAGAGCAGCGCGAATATTAGCGGCAGTAAGCGTTGCCGTTCCAACCGTGTTATCTACTGGAACACCTGCCGCAACTGATCCTGCTGATGGAATATATGCAACGCCCGTCAATGCTCCGCTTGCGTAAATAGTTCCAAATCTAACGTCTGTTATCGCGGCTTGATTTAGACCGTTGTCAGCTGTGAACATATCAACATACGTTGTCGATCCATTCAATGCATAACTGGTCTTTGAAAGTGTCGGAGTTGAAAGTAAAATAAATTTTGGCGTATTGATAGGAACGAACCCGTTCGATGCATAAATAAATGATCCACTCACACGAACAACAGAACTTGTGTTGGTTGAACTGACCGCATTGGCAAGGGTTGATGCAGTATATGTGCCACCCGATATTGTCAGCGTTGCTGTGCTGGAATTAGTCACGCCTGCGGAGGTTGATGCTGTGATGTTGCCGGTGATTGTGACTGAGCCGGTGCTAAGGTTTGAGACTCCTGCTGCTGCTGCCGCAGTAACGCTTCCAACAATAACCAATGTTCCCGCGCCGTTGTTAAATGCTCCGCTATTTGCTGCCGCCAAAACATTTCCATTTATGGTAAATGTGCCTGTTCCTGCGGATGCATTTCCAGCGCCCGCGCCAGTGCTCCCCGTTGCATTTCCGGTAAGCGTTACTGATCCCGAAGACGTCTGTGCAACTCCAGCCGCAGAACTAAAACTGCCGCCGACAGCTGCGCCGGTAACTGACAGCGCGCCAGTTCCACTATTTAAAACGGCAGTTGAACTTACAACACTTCCACCTGTGCAGGTTCCGACAATACTAGCCGTTGCTGGAGATGCGGCTGAAAACGTCAAGCAATTTATAGAAGCAGTCGTGCTCTTGCTTGTCACATTCGACGTTAAAGTCACGCCAGAGTTTAAAACGAATGTCCCTGTTCCTGCGTTTGAAAGCTCGGTGCAAGTCACATTTGCTGTGATTGTAACCGTATGCCCAGTCGAAGCGCGGGCCTCGTCCGCTGCGCCCGGAACAATGCCCCCGACCCAAGTCGCTCCTGCGTTAAAGTTGCCCGTTGCCGCTGAAAGAATGAGCGCCATTTTTTACAGCCCCTTCGCGTAAATAAATTCCTGAATGCTTGCTGAAATTTGAGCAACGGCGGTCGCTGTCGGAGCGTCCACTCCATCAACGCTACCGAGTGCCATCGAGCGTGCGTAGTCGTTTGCAAGGATGACTTCACCATTCGCTATCCGCGTAGGAATTAAGCGCATCGCAACATTCGCGTCTTCGCTTGCGTCGGGATTCACAACGGACGTGATCGCAAGGTTGATCGTGTAAATGTCGTATGTTTCGCCGTCAATGATAATTGGGTTTGTCGGTTTCATATTTAAGCTAAAAGGATGAGTGCGTTGTTTTCGGTTGGCTTTGGGAATTTCAATTCAAATGCGCCGTCAAAGACGTGGCGCTCTCCTCCGAGGTTTAGGACGCACAAGGTTGCGTTGCCCTTGCTTGCATTGTAAACCATCGCGCCGGATACGCTGAATGTTGCATTTTTTAGTTCAACATCATCAAATGTCATAAAGGCATTTTTCCCGATGCTTCCGGTCTTGAACCCTTTGAGCTTAACGCCTCCGGCTTTGTATCCTTTGCCTTTGATCTCGCCTTCGGAAACGTAGACTTTAGTCTGCGGCCCGACCTTTGCCGATGCCGAGTAAAGAGCGATGCGGTAGTCGTCGTTAGGTTGATGAACGCCTGAGATCAGAGCGCGTTTAGCTTCAAGTGCGATTCCTTGTACAATCATTATTTTTTCTCCCATTGTGCAGAGCATACGGCTACGCGTTGGCTCTCGTCTGGATATTCGCTCGTCATTGTTCCGCTCACCATGCAACGGCTGATGAAGTCGTCTTGCTCTTCGTCTTTTTCTGGAGTCGGCATAACGAGTTCGTGTTTTGCCTCAAGTGCTGTGATGCGCCCGAAAGAATCGCGAACGGCGAGCGTGACCTTCTTGGTTTCTGGAGCGGATGCCTGCATTCCTTTGACTTTGTCAGCGGCCCATACTTGCCCAGCGTCTCCGCCCCACAGCGCCCATGCAATGCGGCCTGCGGATGGGAAACCGTCTTCGCCTTGTTGAAAACCCTGCCCCTTTTTATCAACTTCGTGGCGTGAAAAGAATGAGTTCATTCTTTTAACGGTATCGTCCGAAAGATTCTTGCCATTAGAAATATCGCGAGCGCGTGCAACGCCTACGGCAGTCCCGCCTCGGTTGTATTCTTCGCGCCAAGCAAGACCTTTCAAGGCTTCCTCAACCATGCCTTTGCTTGGCTTGTTCTCGTCTGCGAGATCAACTTGCTTCGGTTGTTCTGTCTGTATTGGCTCTGGTTGTGGCTCTTGAGCTATCGGTGCGGCTGTAGATGCAGCGGCTTGAATGGGAATGATAGAATCCGAAATGTATTCCGCAGGAATGTCCATCTCGGTTGCGAGCGATACAAGCATCGCGGCCTCCTTCGCCCGTGCGCGAAGTGCTTCCTCGTAGTCCTCGCCCATGTCGGAGTAAATCTGTCCGGCTGTCTTTAAGCCAGCTTTCCAAAGGTTGATGTCGGCATTGGCTTCGCGTCCGTAGTCGATGCTAACTTTGGCAGGCCAGCACCAGCGACCGTCAAGGAGAAATTCGGAATCAGGAACGAGTCCGCGTGCAGCGGCATCGAGAAGAATAATATTCTTGATGCGGTTGAGAAATTGACCTTCGAGAAGTCCACGCCACCGCAAGAATGTGCGCTCTGCCATTGCCGCTTCCATGCGAGCCATTGGCCCCGACTTATCGGCATCGAAAGCGAAGCCGTAAGGAAGCCCGACGCTCATACAAATATGGGCTTGAATTAGCCGGATAAATTCACCGAATGCACCCGTAGGACGGTCGCTCTTGAACATCTCCATCTTCTCTCCAGCGGTCAGATAATTGACCGTGCCGGGGTCGAGCGATTGAAGACGCGCGACCTGCCCTTGATCGTTTGAGTTTCCACGGGCGAAGTAGTCGCCTGCGTCCGCGGCTCCGCTCTCGGTGGTGATGACTCCCGACTGATACGAAGCGTATTTGATCGCTTGCACCTCGGCCTTGATCGCTTCTTGCAGATCGCGAGTTGCGTTTAACGCAGTAGCGAAAGCAGAGCGCCCGCGATATTCATCAAGTCTTGCTGCGTCGAATAGGTGGATAAATTCTTTTGCAGGAATATCAGTAGGAGAAACATACTGATTATTTATAGTGCGCGTGAAAATAGTGTATGAAACGGGTCTTCCATAGTCGTCTACGTTAATTCCGCCGATGTATTTATCGGTGTCCGTGCGATCATAAGGCGAGCCGATGCGGTCGGCCTCGACGCTTTGCAACTTTAAATCTTCACCGTCGCGAACGATGATGAACCCGCAGTCGCCATCGCGCAGCATTGCTGTGACGGCAAGCTGCAATAGCGTTGTAAAGTTGTGACGGCCTAAGAAGTCGCATTCATTGCACCACTTCTGCCAATACTTTTCGATCTGCGTATCGACATTATGATCGCCGGTGCGGGCTTGGTATGCGATGCGACCGGAGACGTAGGTTGCGAATTTAAGCAGAAGCGAACGGACAGGCGGAAAGTTATCGGCGAGATCGCGAGCGGCTCGAATAAGCGCGAAGCGTTCGCGAGTTCCTGCGGTATCTTCACCACCGGACACTCCACGCGAGATCCCGCGCTTTTCGCTCGTTAAGGCTGAGTCGAAGCGCCCGAAGTTGCGTAGCTTCGCTTGGTTGACCATCCTATCCAGCGCGGCCTTGGGCGAGACAAATGAAAGGGCTTTGGTGATGATGTCTTGCATTATGGGCGCTGTGTTGGGAACGTCGGCGTAAATCTCCTTATACGCGATCCGCTAGCATTGTCAATAGCGGCTTGCAATTCCTTTATAGTCTGCGCGACCTCGGCAAGATTAGCGCGAGTAAAGGAGCGTCCCGCGATGCTATACGAAGCGCCGGCAACGGCGATTGCCTTCAAGCAAGCCGTAAAATCGCCCTGCAATTCTTGCAGAGTTGCAAGCGGCAGGCCAAAAAATGATTTGTTCATCGCCATTTAAATGTTCCTTGTGTCAAAAATAAACCCTAGCCCAAAGCGTCCTTTGGATTCACCTGTTGATTCAGGATGTCTGTTGCGCATGGCAAGCCAGCCAGATGGCGTGACGGGAAGTGTCTGGGAAGATATGTCAAAAGAAAAGGCGCGGGGATTGAACCCGCGCCGGTTGGTGTTAGGAGTTAATCCACTCTTCTAAAGTTTTTAGTGGCTCTCCGTTGCGAGTGATGTCCCCACCTTTTCCATCATTAGCACATTCAAGATAAACATTGTATCGATCAACAATCGTTCCGCTGTAGCGCGTAACTGTGATCTGTGGTTGGAGTGTTCCGTCTTTGTTGATTCCTGTTTTCATTTTGTTTTTTCTTTTTATGTTTTCTTCGTCGGGCTTCTTGCCTTTCGATGTTTTAAATATCTTCTGTTTTTTTATTTTTGAAAAGAAAAAAATGAAATTATTTTTCGCCCTTCGCGGAGCCGCTTAAATACTAGCTCTCCGCGCCTATCGGCAAAACTCCCGCAAGCATAGCGGACGCAAGCGCGATGCACTCGCAGTCCCAAAGATGGTTTGGTCTGCCGCCGATGCGAACCCATCGCTGCTCGACTTGCTTGGTCTTGGAGTTGGTTACATCTTTCTTCATCTCCGACAACATCTGCTTGCGGTAGTCCTCCGACACGTCCCGCGCGACTTCCCACTTAGGCGTGGCGTCAGCCTGGCGAAGTGACGCCAGTTTGTCTTTGATGCCTTCGTTCGAGAAAAAGAAATACGCGCACTTGAGTCCATCGCTTCCGGCTTGCGCTCCCTCGATCTTGGAAACAAAGCGCCTAGTTCTGCGTCCGTTGTCGATGTGATAAAAGCCATCCTGCCCTGACCCGTGCGAAGCTGTCCACCCACGCCTAGCGCATTGTTCGTAAACGAGCGGCGTATCATAACCGGCATCAACTACCACGCACCGAGGAACAACATCAAACTGCTGTTGGATAGCGTCGAGCGTTTCCCAAGTCAGCGGGCGCGATTCGTGCAAGAGCATTGACGATCCGTCCACGCGAAAGGCGCGAACCACGCACCAGAAGTGATCGCGCTGTTTGTCCACGCACATAAAGCGCCGATGCTCGCCGTCGATCTTCTGACCTTCGAGATATTCCGCCTTCGCGTAGTCTCCGGTCGTGATCTCTGGCAGATCGCTCGTTACTTCGTCCTGCCAAGTCTGCGCCTTGCGCTTTTGAATAAATTGTTTGAGCGGCTCCAAGTTCCCGGATGACTTGGCTTCGTTCGCTTCGATCCATTCCTTCACGATGCTGAACCACGGTATCCACCAGACGGCATAAGCCGGATACTCGAACGATCGATGCCCGCGCACCGGATGCGGGTTGAGTGCGCGGTAAGTTGCAGAATTTGCAAGGTTGCGTCGAGTCGATGCGTCGTCTTTATATCGCGTCTCGCAATGCTCGCACTTCATTCTTACCGAGTCCTGCACTTTGTCCCAAAGAATACCGCCTTTCTCATCGCGTTCGCTCACGTATTCGATCTGATCGAACAGATACCGCTGCCAGTTCCCACAATGGGAACAAGTCCATCCCCATACTTCCCGTGTTCCGCTGTCCCATTCCGCGTCTGCCTCATGTCCTGCGTCCCATCCTTGCGAGACGAGAAGCGTTTTGCGGTTCCAGCGGTCGTGATGTCGGGCCTTGAGTTCCTTGATCATCCCACCCTTCCATCTCCAGACCTCGTCTCCGATGCAATAGCGCATGGATTTCTCTTGCAAGTTCGTCATGTTTGCGCCGCCTGCGAACAATACCATATGTGGGAAAAGTATAGTCGTTTTTCTGAGAGAATGCCTGTCTTCGGGGAACAGGTCTTTGACCGGCTGGCACTCGTTAAAGATGGGAAGCAAGCGCGACTCCGTCCAGTCCTTCACCATGTCGTCAGTCTGTCCGACGAACAATGTCGGACCGGGCTTTTGTGCAACGATAAAGCAAGCAAGCGTCTCCATCATGGTCGTCTTCCCGCCACCAGTCGGTGCGCGTAAGAAGACCTGTGTTGTCTCGTCATCGCTCGCAGCGAGCAGCGGCGCATTCAACCACGGCGCAACAGAAGGATCGAAGCGCGAAGCGCGGTCTGAGTTTGGAAAACTAACGTGGTCGGATGCCCAGTCCAAGATCGTTCCGTCGAATGCGAGCTTTATTCCGTCGCGGATGCCTTGTGCTAGTGGGTTCATCGCATTCCAAAAATTTGCCTGAGCGCATCTACATTCCCAGACGGCGGCTGTTTAGAAGTCGGCTCATCTTCTCCGTCATAGAATGCAATATCCCAAGTCGTTTCAAACATCTTGCGAAGCCCAGCAGCGGATAGAGTCACGTTTCCTTCACCGTCGAATGAAGGATTGCGTTTTGAGTAAATTCTCCAGAGTTCGCGCTTAGTCATAATTCCGGCAGAGCTTAAACATTTTCTCCATAGCATCGCGGACGTGCGGCCATTCTTCTTTGTCGAAGCGTAACTTTACGTTATCCTGGCTAATCTCCAAAAACTCACCAGCGGCTTCGTCTACGATCTCTATCTCGGTGACGCTGTCATCAAATATCTGCTCACCCTTTACTCCGACTATCATTTTCGTTATTCGTGTTTCGTATGTCATGGTTTATACCCTTTCGTGTTCAATTTATTCATCGGTTGTTTGATTATACCTTCTCAAGCTCATTCCGGATCTCAGCCAAGATCGCTTGCGTGCGTTCATGTAGTTTCTTTCGCAAGCTCGCTTCGTCGAGTCCGGCCAATGCGCCCGATGCGTCGTTGACGAGCGCCGCGAGCTTGGCGCTGAAGATAGCGCCGATGCGGATTCCGGCTTCGCGGATAACGGCGATCTCGACAAGCTCGCCCCTGTCTTGCTGAAGCCGGACGCGAATGCGTTCGGATTCGAGCAGGGTCTTTTCAAGTCTCGCTTCGTTCAGCGTAGCCGGCGCGGCCTTGCCCGACGCTTGCAAATATTCGTCGCGCCATTTTGTTGCGTCCTCAACCGAAGTTGTAGGACAGCCCATTTTGACCCACTTGTGGACAGCAACTTTGGAAACTCCCCACGCATCCGCGATGACTTGGAGCGTTACTTTGTTAACCTTTGTTTTTTTGATCATGCACAAGAGAGACAAGAGAGTTCATTGACC